ATGGCGCGAACGACCAGGAAGACGAAGAAGCAGCCCGAGCAGCTCCAGCTCGACCTGAAGGGCGCCATTGGTCGCACCAAGCTGTCACCGCCCAAGTCCGTTTCCGAAGAGTTTTCGTTCCGCGACTTCGCACAGCGCTTCTACGCTTCGCAGCAAGGGCGCCGTTCATGAGGCAGGGACAGTCCGGCAGCGGGATGCTGCGAGGCTGGGGCGCTGCGCGCGAAGGCGCTAGCTTGCGACGCGCCGAAGCGCGCAGCGCGTCCCCTGCCCCCCGTGCTGTAACACGGGGGGAAAGTCCCGAAACGAACGTCGGGGCACCCAGGGCGAAGGTGGACTGGTTGAATGCCACGTTTGATGAGCCTGCAATGAGCGTCGAAGGCCTCGTGGCCTTTCTCGGTTGCTGCTTCGGCAACCGTCCCACGACGGCCAAGCTCGATGGCGGCTTGTTCGGGTTCACTGAGCGTTGGAAGCTCTCGGTCTACCTGGGCGGCGTGATGGTCGAGGTCGGTGCGATCGCCAAGGGCGGTAACGCACAGCGTGGACGGTGGATGCTCCAGCTGACCGGCAAGGGCTGCGGCATGGTCGAAGACTGGGCCAACGTGCGTGAGCTGCTCGAAGGTTTCCGAGCCAAGATCACCCGCGTCGATCTGGCTGTCGATTTTCTTGACGGTGCGCACACCGTCGACGACGCCGTCGACATGGTCGATGCTGGCGAGTTCACCAGCAATGGCCGCAAGCCGAGCACGAGCGTTGCCGGCGATTGGCTCGAACAGGTGCACGGCCGCACGCTGTACGTCGGCAAGGCCGCGAACGGCAAGATGCTGCGGGTCTACGAGAAGGGCAAGCAGCTGGGCGATCTGTCGAGCGACTGGGTGCGCTTCGAGGTCCAGCTGGGCAACCGGGACCGTGTGATTCCGTTTGACACGCTCACTGACTGTGACCGCTTCTTCGCAGGTGCCTACCCTGCCCTCGCCTCTCTGATCGAAGCCGCTGCAGAGGCCATTCCGACCACACAGACCGAGACGCTGACCAACCTTGGTCACCTCCTCTATCACCTCCGCCGTTGCTACGGCAAGGCGTTGCATCACGCAACGACCACGGCGGGGGCCACCAACACCGACCTCGTGGAGAGCATGACCGTTGTCGGTCTTCCACGCAGGCTCAAACCTTCCGGCGTGGTGGCCGGCGTCGAATGGGCAGACGTTCATGCCCAAGTCAGGAGCTACCAGCAATGAAATTCAAAGTCACTGAGGTCGTGCGCGGCTTCCAGAACGCCACTTACAACATCGACGGCAAGGACGTCTTCACCAAGGTCATCTTCATGGACGCGGCCATGAACGAAGACAGCGGCGGCAAGGGCTTCAAGACCGTGGAGCGCAAGTGCGTCACGCCCGAGGTCATCACCGCTATCGCGCACAACCCGTTCCCGCTCGAATGCGAGATCGAGCTCGAGGAGCTGGCGACCAAGAGCAAGAGCGAACTGTTTGTGTTGAGCCTCCGCCCGATCAAGGCAGTTGGCCCCGGCGCACAGCCTCTCAAGGCACCGGTGCAGGCGTGATCCAGGCAGGCCTCGCAATGCTCCTCGCAGGCCTGCTGCTCGGTGTGGGCCTGTGCGCCCTCATTTGGGTAGCTGGCGAGCGTGCAGCACGCCGTGAACGCATTGCGCGTGCACGCCATCGCGACCACAGCATGGTTCCCGCGATCAAGTGATTCCAGCGGATAGCACTTAGCCGCGGCTGAGTGTCTTCCGGTGCAATCCTGAATGTCTCAGGACCACCACGACGAAGGAGTTTCAATTGAACAAGATCCACGCTCTGCGCGCTGCTGTCGCAGCCGCTGTTTTCGCGGTTGGCACCTCGGCCATGGCCGCACTGCCTGCTGGCGCTGCCGAGGCCATCGAGGCATACAAGGACGACACGCTTTCGGCTATCGGCCTTGTCATCGGTGCAGGTATCGCGATCTACGCGGTGCGCAAGCTCGGCCAAAAGATGGGCTGGCTGTAAGCGGACCCGGAGCGGGCAATGGCATCACAAACCATCGAGTGCGGCGCTGCTTGCTCGATCACGGTCGAGCTTGCGCCCGCTCCACCTTCCACCGACAACCTCGCTGATATCGGCTTGGTCTTCGGTCTTCTTCTCGGTGCTGCCATCGTCGTGTTTTGCGCACGGCAGTTCCTGAAATTCTTTGAGGCAACCCCTCATGACCATTAAGGGCGGCTATGCCTTCTTCAATCGAATTCATGTTCGCGGGTGGCTGCTTGCTGCTGCTCTGGGTTGCGTTTGGCTGAACGCGCACGCGGTCAACAAGAACAACATCGGGCGGCTGAGTCAAAGCAGCAACGGGCGTAGTACCACGCTGGGATCAGGTACGAACAGTGGGGGCAGCACGATTCCCGTATCGCCCAATATGGGCGGGTGGACGCAGGCCGGAAACTATGGCGTGCCCCCGGGCGTGAGCGGCACGACCATGCAACTCGGTCAGAGCGGTTCGGTTTATATCGCTGGTCAGAAATACCCATTTCAAGCGGGTTATCAGCAGCCAAAAAGCAGTTGGGTGTTGCCTGCTCTCGGTGCTGCTGCGGCGATTGGTTGCACGTTCGCCACTGGGGGCGTGGCGACTGTGGCTTGCCTTGGGTTGCCCGTGGCAATGCCTTATCTGTACGAGTGGATGACGCGATCAGGTGGGCGGCTCAATCCGGAGACAGGTGGGCTTGAGAAGCGACCAGACGGGTGCAACGGCTCCACCTGTGAAAAGTTTCGGGCGGGGCATGAGGCCACCTATCAGCACTGGTCGTTTTCTTCTGCGTGTGAGTCTGCGCAGGGCTACGTGATAGGGCAGCAGGCGGCAACGTATGAGTTTCGGAACCTGTCGTCTTCCGGGGGGGTGTGTTCTGCTGAGCGGCGCACCATAGGCCCTCCGCCCGGGGGCTGGACTTCTGTGACGTTTACTGTCTTTCGAACCACTGTCGCGGATACAGGGCAGTGGATTCCCTCGTCAATGGATGACATTGCCCCGTATATGCGCAATGTCGTTCCTGACGGGCGCGTCTGGGGTGAATCGCTGGAGCGAGGCGCAGATTTCCCGTTGCCCGAACCAACGGTCACGGGGCCGTCGCAGATTCAAGGGCCGGAAAAGAGCACGACGAATCCGGACGGCTCTCGCACCGTCGAGCGCACCACGTACAACTTTCAGACCGCTGGCAACACCATCAACAACACCAGCAACGTCACCACCACGACCACCTACAACACCGACAACAGCGTGCGTAGCACGTCCAGCACGACGACAACGCCGACAGAGGAAGAAGGCGACAAAGAGAGCGAGTGCGAGAAGCGGCCTAACAGCCTCGGTTGCCAAGAGTTGGATGAGCCGCCGTCTGGTGAGATTCCGCGTGAGACGAAGACCATCACCTACGCGGAGGAGTCGGTCTTCGGCGGCGGTAGTTGCCCCAGCGACAAGCAGTGGTCGAGTGGCACGCTGGGCCACAGCTACAAGCTCGTGGATTGGACGACGCTGTGCGGCTATGCGCTGCCCGCGCGAGCCCTCGTGATCCTCCTGGCGATCTTCGCCGCGTTCCTGATCGTGATGCCCGGCAAGGAGGTGCGCACATGAAACTCGGCGTATGGCTGCTCTCGATGATGCAGCCGCTCATCGGGAAGATTCTTGTCACGCTCGGATTCAGCGTGATCACTATCGTCGGCATGGAAGCGGTGGTGGGGCAGCTCAAGGCGCAGATCGTCGCGCAGATGGGCGCGCTCTCTGGTGACACGCTCAACTTCGCGCTGTACATGGGCATAGGCAAGGCCATCGGCATCATCTTCGGCGCGTGCACCACGAAGCTGACGCTCTGGTCGATTCAAAACGCAACCTCGATCATCGGAAAGAGCAACGGCTGATGTTGACCGTATGGACGGGCCTCCCCGGGTCCGGCAAAACATCGGGGGTGATCGAGAAGGTGCTGCTGCCGCTGGCCGCGAAAGATTGGATGGAGGAAGCCATCGACGCGGACGGCAACAAGGTGCCCGTGAAGCGCAAGCTGTTCACGAACATCAACGGCCTGTTGCTGGAGCACGAGAAGATCGATGCCGACGATCTGATGCGCTGGCACGAGTGGGTGAAGCCGGGCGATCTGATCGTGTTCGATGAGGTGCAAAAGCCGTGGCCGCTGACCGGCGCGAACAAAGAGCAACCGAAGTGCATTACCGAGCTGGAAACGCATCGGCATTACGGCATCGATATGCATTTGCTGACGCAGCATCCGATGCTGATCAATGCCGCCATCGTGCGGCTCGCGGGCCAGCATTTCCACGTTCGCAAGCTGGGTAATTCGCGCTTCGCGACCATCTACGAATGGGACGGCGTGAGCCGCACGCTGCTCTACAAAAATTCGTTCTCGAAGAAGCCGTGGCGGCGCTCGAAGAAGGCCGAGGAGGTCTACCGGTCGAGTTCGCTGCACACGAAGCAGAAACGGTCCGTGCCCACGGTGATCTTCGGCATCCTGTTTGCCCTGGTCATGCTCGGCGTGCTCGGCCCCACGGTCTATGGCCGCATGCAGGAGCGGTTTCATCCGAAGCCCGTGGAGGCCGCGAAGGTCGAAACCAAGGGGGTAGGTGCAGAGAAGGTCGAAACGGCTGCTGTAGCCCTGGCCAGCATCCCTGCCGTGCCACCAGTCGGGCAGGTTGGCGACAAGCCTGCCGCGTTTGGCGGCTGTGCGCGGATCCGTGATCGTTGCCAGTGCTTTGACACTGCTGGAACGCCGACTGCGAGGGAGGCGCTGTTCTGCGAGGACATGACCCGCGTGGCCGTGGGCATTGGCGCACCGCTGGAGCATCTGCGTGATGACGGGGAGCTGCACCGCGAGCGCCTGGCCAGGCTGGCCTGGGCCGACAATGACCGCGAGGTGCTGACGTATATGCAAAAGCGCGCCGAATTAGCAGCCGTCGCTTCTGTGGCGAAGAAATAATTCAACCTGAACGACCAGGACGACCAGGACGACCAGGACGACCAGGACGACCAGGACGAACTCGACCTGGTGCAAATGGATCTGAATTAATTCGACCAGGCACGAGCTCCGATCGGAGCTCGACCAGGACGGCGCCAGTTCGACCTGGTTGAAATAACGTGCCCCTGCCTTCGAGCTCGCGCTACTGCAAAGCAAAACGCCGTAGCCCTTGTGGCGGAGGCATGCCGGCCTCACAGATTTCGATCTAACGGGCCCCGGCTTTAAAACCCAACGTGAAGAAGAACGCCCGCGACTGCGGGCTCCAGGTCGTGTACAAAGCAGGGATGGAAGATCATCAGAGCTACCAGCCGAACTGGGTGTTCCACGGGGAGCGCCCTCCCCTTACCTATGCCGAGAAGCTCGCGCTGTACCAGGAAGACCAGGCGCTGCGCATGTCGACCAGGTCACGGGCGGAGTACGAGCAGCGAAAAGCCGAGCTGGAAGCTCAAAAAGAAAAAGGCCCCTGA